TAAAGCTGATCTACCTAATCCTACATTTCTAGCCCCAGTTGTATTTCCCGATAAAGCCTTAAATCCGAATGCACTATTGTGGTCACCTGTGGTAATTGCATCTAAAGCATTAACACCATAGCCCGCATTTTGAGCCGCAGTACTATCTGTACCAGATACATCGTGAGTATATATAGAATTGTCAGCACTAAAGAATGGGATACCAGCAAGAGTTTGCACTGTACCACCAGCTCCAATAGTAACTGAGTTAGTTCCAGCATTTACAAAGATTGCATTAGCATTATCATTAGATTCTACTCGGAAGTCTATATCCGCACTACCTTCATTGAATATAACTGAAGCAGGATCTGCTGGATTAAAAGTCAACCAATCAATTTCAGTTCCAGCAAGAATTGAACCTAAATCCA